ATGACAATATCAAATTAGAAAAACCGATTCGGAATTATGGCGAGCATTTAGAAAAATGCGGTTACGGCAATTCAATTCTTGATGTTGGTTGCGGATCGCAAACGCTTCGAAAATATATTCCAGAAGGAATTAATTATACTGGCATCGACGCGTTTCCGGTTGAAAATACGGATTCAATTTTAATGGCCATTGAAGAATCAACATTCGAACCAAAATCATTCGACACGATTTGCGCCTTCGCCGTTTTGGATAATTGTTGGAAATTTGACGAAGCTTGTCAAAAAATGAAAGAAATCGCCAGGATCAACATTATAATTTTGACCGGAATCAACATTGAAGTTGACCAATATCACACCTTTAAATTGCAACTTGAAGATTTCAATCAAAATTTCAACGACATGGAGTTAACATATAGCGAAGAAATTTCGCCAAAAGTTTATTTATTAAATTATAAGCATTATGGAAAATGAATTCACACAAACAACTTTTTCATTGAAACGAAAAATGAACTGGTGGCGCGAACAAAGTTGCGAAGGCGACAAAGGCGGAAACTTCAATCTTGAACTTTACCTGGACTATTTAAGCGAACAAGATTTCAACCAAAATAAAACTTTTGAAGATGAAAAGATATAAAGTCACATTTAACTATTTTGAAAGCGGAAAGAAACGAATCGGAATCCGAATCCTGGAAGCTTACGACAAAGAACACGCGCTGCAATTAATGTCAATGTGGCCAAAACTAATCTTAAAAGTTGAAACGTTATGAACGAAGAAATGATTCAACGCCTTATTGAAATTTATCCTTTAAAACCAACGAAAGAAATTGCCGAAGAATTCGGATTGACATTGTCGCAAATATATAATAAAGCTTATTCGATGAAATTGAAAAAAGCGGATGACTATTTATTGACATCCAGTTCGGGACGATTGCAACCAGGATCAACCTTGTTTCGAAAATCAAATGGAACATATACAAAAGGACACGTTCCAATGAACAAAGGACAAAAAATGTCCAAAGATGTTTTCGACAAGGTCAAACCGACAATGTTCAAGAAAGGCAATCGACCGGCGAATTGGAAAGAACCTGGAACAATTGAAGCGCGAAAAGACAAGAACGATAATTTTTACAATTATATCAAAATATCCGATTCGAATTGGAAACTTTTGCAACGCCATGTTTGGGAACAAAAGAACGGTGAAATAAAACAAGGATATATTATTGCATTCCGCGACAAGAATCCGATGAACTGCAAAATTGAAAATCTTGAAATGATTTCGCGATTTGAAAACTTGAAAAGAAATTGGCTGCATAATTATCCGCCGGAAATAAAAACTTTAATCAAAACTAAAAATAAACTAATAAAAAAAATCAAAAATTATGGCACGAAATAAATTAAGCGATTTGCGCGATCACATGTTTGCGGCGCTGGAACGGTTGGACGACGAAGAATTGACCAATGAACAAATCAAGAACGAAATTGAAAAGGCGAAATCAATCGCAATGGTTGGCAGCGTGATAATTAATTCCGCAAAAATTGAAATTGATTATTTAAAAGCAACCGGAATGATTGACACGACTTCGGACTTGTTTAAATCGGTTGTCGGAGTTAAACAATTAAACTAAAAATCATGATTGAAAGAATCGAAGAAATAATTCAAGAACAAAATTTAAAGGACAAAGCGAAACCGCGTTATTTAGTTCATCGCCGGTGGTATTTATTCGGCCTTTTGCGAAAGCATGGAATAAGACTTGAACGGATTGGCGAAATGTTTGATTTAAGTCATTCAACAGTTATTCATGGAATAAACCAAGCAAAATATTACGAAGAACGAAATGACAAGCTTTTTTTAATGGACACCTTGCATCTTCAAAATGAATTTGCCGGTCAAGAAATAATTTACCAACAAAGGGACTTGATTGAAGACATTGAAAATTGTACTTGCATGTACGATTTGTCATTGGTTCAAGCAAGAATCAAGAATAATCAATACAAAAATCACATTGCGTGACGATGCGTGACGATACAAACATCCATTGTCACGCCTTGAAAGGTAACGGCAATAACAAAAGAAGGTTAAAGCGTGACGGTGACGATAGCAAAACAATGAGAGATCGTAGTAAATTTATAAAAGTGGTTTTTTATCTCAAATTTTTTTAAATTTATCGTCACATCGTCACGCGCCGTCGGAAAGTCAATGTCACTTTTATTTTAAGGCGTGACGATAAACGTGACGATACAAGATTTATCGTCGCGAAATGAACAACATCGTCACGTTTTAAACATATTTGCAAATTATTGAAAATTTATATTACCTTTACGAAGTTAGATGCAGCAAACAAAATTTTTAAGGCCATTGAACGAGTACCGACTGCATCCGGGAAAGTTCTTTGGCTTTTTTTAATTGACTAAAATGAACATTCCAAAACTTTCCGTCTTTAAAAGTTTATTTAATTCCAAAGAAACGCCGTACACTTTGACGATTCTTGATGTTTACGAACGAATTAAAAACGGATATTCCGATCTAAATAAAAAGATTGACCGACTTCGCGCAATGGATGAAAATTCCGAAGAACATCGAGCGTTAAAAAATTCACTTTTGGCCATTATGTTCAACGGAACATTCAACGAACGAAACGATAATGGATTGGTTGAACATTCAGGACTTTGTGTTTTGGACTTTGACGATTATCCGGATGCCGTCACAATGGATGCCGAACGGCAAAGATTAATTAATTGTCCGTTTGTTTATTTGGTTTTCACTTCGCCAGGTGGTAAAGGATTGAAGGTCGTTATTAAGATTCCGAAATCAACGAAGGACGAACACAAAAGAAGATTTCAAGCTTTTGAAAAATTTATTGATTCCGATTACTTTGACAAAACATCTTGCAACGTTTCAAGGGTTTGTTTTGAATCATTTGATCCGGAAGCTTACATCAACGAATTTTGTCAAGAATTTACATCCATTGAACAAGAAAAAGGATTCGACTTTACGGAAAAAGCGCCAACATGTATCTTGACCGACGAAGACAAGATAATTGACCGCATAATGAAGTTTGATTTCGGTTGTTCATTTAATGAAGGATCAAGAAACGCTTATATTTTTAAGGTGGCTGCATGCTTTTGCGAATACAACATTTCAAAAGATACCGCCGAATATTATTTGAAGGCGAATTTCATAAGCGAATCATTTAGTTTGTCCGAATTAATCTTGACAATAAAAAGCGCGTACAAAAAAGCTTCGCCAGGAATTAAGTATTTCGAGAATGTCGATTTGGTTCAAAAGGTAAAATTAAAATTGAAACAAGGCGTAAATTTGCGCGACATTAAAAAGCAATTAAACGTTGACGAAGATGTCATCGACGATATTAAAACGGATCTTTCAACTTCCGAAGATATCTTTTGGATAATTGAACAAAAAAAGACCGGTGAATCAATAACAATCGAACCGTTGAAATATGCTGAATTTTTGGTCAAGAATGGATTTAATAAGTATTATCCGGAAAATGCTGAAAAACCAACATTTGTCCGAGTTCAAGAAAACAAAGTTCGTCTTTCATCGGCCGATCAAATAAAAGACTTTGTTCTTCAATTCTTGATGTCGCGCGGTGAAATAAAAGTTTGGAACTATTGTTCGAAATCAGTTTATTTATTCAACGAGAATCATTTAAACATGATTGATTCAATTGGATTGAAGATGCTGCAAGACACGAAAGATATTTCATTGATTCCTTTTCGAAATGGCGTGGCAAAAGTGACCAAGAATTCCGTAGTTCTTCAATCTTATATTGATGTCGAAGGATATATTTGGGAAAATCAAATTTTGAACCGCGACTTTATTCCAGTTAATGAATTCAAGAATGACTTTCAAGATTTGATTTCAAAGGTATCGGCCGAAAATCCGGAACGAATTACGGCGCTTGAATCAACGCTTGGATATTTATTGCACACGTTCAAGGACAAGACCGATCAAAAGGCAATTATTTTCAATGACCAAGAAATCGACGACAACGCAAACGGCGGTTCTGGAAAGTCATTGATGTTGACGGCCTTGTCTTATATTCGTAAAATTGTAAAGATTGACGGCAAAGCTTTCAATTCGAAAGGCGACTTCGTTTATCAACGCGTAAATTTAGACACGCAAGTCCTGGCGTTCGACGACGTTAAAAAGAACTTTGATTTTGAACAATTGTTTTCTTTGATATCCGAAGGAATAACCGTCAACCGAAAAAACAAAGATGAAATCTTTATTCCATTTGAAAGGTCGCCAAAAATAATTATTACAACGAATTATGTTATTGCCGGCGCTGGATCAAGTCACGACCGACGACGGCATGAATTGGAATTCTTTCAATATTTCAACGCCAAGAAATCGCCGCTTGAATTATACGGTCGTTTGTTGTTTGATTCATGGTCGATTGAAGATTGGTCAAGGTTCGACAATTACATGATCCGGAATCTTCAAATGTTCTTGAAGTATGGATTGAAACAATCGATTTCAATTAACGCCGATTCAAAACGATTCATCCAGGCGACAAGCAAAGATTTCTTTGACTTCGTGAACGACGGACACATTGAATCCAATATTCGCCATTACAACAACGCGTCAATCCAATTGTTCCAACAAGAAACAAACGGTTGGAAAGAACTTGAATCGCGTCGTTATTTAAAATGGATTTCGGAGTATGCAAAATATAAGAAATTAGATTTAAGAAAAGAACGCGATCATGGCGGCCGATACTTTGAATTAATTGATGACCAATCGGTCACAAATGAAGGCGATATTTGGGACGAAATTAATAAACAAGTAAACTAAACTAAACAAAAATGATAAAAATTAAAATCACAGAATCACAAATCAAGAGAGCAAAAAATTTGTATTCGTTTAACAAATTAAAAAATTCAATCAAGGACGGCGAAGGGAATTTGATTGGCGCTATTGGCGAAATTGTCGCCTTTGATTATTACAAGTCACTTGATAAAATTGTCATTCATTCCGGCGATTTGAACTTTGACTTATTGATTGACGGATCAAAGATTGAAGTCAAAACAATGGAACACAACGCGCCACCACGTGACGAATACGAATGCAATCTTTCGTTATTTAATGCCGAACAACAATGCGATTATTATTTATTTGTTGATGTAAATTCAAGTCATTCAACCGCTTATATAAAAGGTTATGTTTCAAAGGAACGATTTAAAAAGATTCGACAATTAAGATTGAAAGGCGAATTTCATGGAAAATTTCAATATAGATGCGATACTTTTATTGTCTTAAATGGTCAATTATCATGAGAGACATTGAAAAAAATTGGAATGAATTTGTTGCCGATTATAATGAAATTATAGCAAAACAAAAAGCAAGTCAATATCGAAGCTTTGATCCGGATGTTGTTAGATTTTATAATGATCATTATGTTTTTGAAAAAATAAGGGACGAAGGTTTTTATTATGACCAAAAATGGATTCAAGATGAAAATGAAATAAGAAAACTTAAAGATGAATGGATTGAATTTAAAAGTCATTTAGTTAGCAAATCGGTTGACAAGCAACAACAATTGAAATTGAAATTAAAACAAAAACATATTATGAACAAAGCAAGTAAAACAAGATTGAAGGCGGTTGAATTCAAATATCTTTCTTATAGATATCCGACCGCACCTGGTCACACAATACCTTTCACCGTTTATTCGGACAAGACCGCAAACGGATTGACAAAATGTATATGCGACTTTCTTAATTTTTCCGATTATCAAGCGGAACGAATTAATACAATGGGAGTATTTCGAAGGTCAAGACGAACCGACGGAACAATGACCGAAGGGCAATGGACGAAAGGAACGGGAACACCTGGAAGCGCCGATATTTCGGCGACGATTTATGGCCGTTCGGTCAAGATTGAAGTCAAGATTGGAAAGGATCGCCAGTCCGAAGCACAAAAGAATTATCAAGCAATGATTGAACGATCCGGCGGAACGTATATAATCGCCAAGGATTTTGATTCATTCCTGGAATGGTTTGACAAATTTTGCGCAAAGTATGAAAATTAAGTATTTTTCACAACATTTAATTAAAATAATGAAAGCAACTATCGAATATAATTTACCGGACGATCAATTCGAATTTGACAACGCCGTAAAATCGAATAAAATGTGGCACGCCTTGACCGAAATCAAAGATGAACTTCGAGCAATTTGGAAATACGAAGAATTAAAAGAAAATCAATTTGAAATGGTTGAAAGGATTCGCGAAAAGTTTTTTGAAATTTTACAAGAAAATGAAATAAATCTTGATTAAAATTGTATTAATGAAATAATTGACTATCTTTGGTAAAATTAAACTAAACAAAACATTATGGATGCAAAACAAACGGCGGTGAAAACACCGGCCAAACCAATCAAACCGATTGGCATTTATGCGCGATTACATTGCGCGAAACAATCAATTGGAAAGGTAGCGAAGAACGCGACGAATCCACATTTTAAAAAGAATTATTCCGACATCAATGCTTTGCTTGAAACGGTTGAACCAGTTCTTTGGGAAAATGGCCTTGTCTTATTACAACCAATCAAGGACGATGTTGTCATGACTCAAATCGTTGACATCGAAACCGGTGAAATGCTTGAATCCTGGATGCGACTTCCAATGATTACCGATCCGCAAAAAATACTTTCGGCGATCACTTATTTTCGTCGTGGAACGCTTCAATCAATGCTTGCCTTGCAATCTATTGACGACGACGGACAAACGGCAGCAGCAGCGCCAAAAAACAAACCGGCAATCACTACGGAACGATTTGAAAAAGCTTTGCTTGCAATATCAAAAAAAGAATTCACCGTTGAACAATTAAAGTCAACTTATTCATTGACGGATGTTCAATTAAAAGCAATTGAATTATGAAATGGCATCCTTCTTCATTGGGAAAACTGATGACAACGCCAAAATCAAAAGGCGAGAATTTAAGTCAAGGCGCGAAGACATACATTCGCCAGGTTGCAAAACAAGATTATTTCGGTTATCGGGTTGAACTTGACAATAAGTATATCAACAAGGGAAAAGACCAGGAACAAGATTCAATCGACTTGTTGAATTCCGTACGGTTCACTAATTATCACAAAAACATTATTCGACTTCAAGATGAATATTTGACCGGTGAATGTGATATCTTGGCCGAAGACCGCGTGATTGATATCAAAACATCTTGGAATCTTGAAACGTGGCCGGCAACGCCAGGCGAAGCGCATGACAACGAATATGAATGGCAAGGTCGCGCGTACTTAATGTTATACGAACGTGAAATCTTTGAACTTGTTTTTTGCTTGGTCACAACGAAAGATGAATTCTTGTCGCAATGGGAACAAATCGACTTGCATCGCGTTGATCACATCGCACCGGAAAAGCGAATCACTTCGGTAATTTACGAACGTGACTTGGAAAAAGAACAATTGATCCGGGAAAAACTAATCTTCGCTAATGAATATTATTCGCAATATATTAATCAATTAAATTCTAAATAAAATGCTTACAACAATCTATGTAATATTAATGATTCCGGCAATGGTTGTCGGTTGGCTCGCGGTCGGCTATTGGCTGCATGATTATTTAAAAAATAAATAATGAATTACACTATCGAAGGAAAAGTTGTGGTTGTCACCGAGACAACACAAATCACCGAAAAATTCGCAAAGCGCGAAATCGTAATCGAAACGGATGACAAATATCCACAACAAGTCATGTTGGAATTTAGTCAAGACAAATGTCAATTGCTTGATGAATGTAAGGTTGGTGACTTGGTTCAAATCGGATTCAATATTCGTGGCCGGGAATGGAATGGAAAATATTTTACGCGCCTGGAAGGTTGGAACATAAAAATAGACAAATCAAATCAAATAGAACCGCTGCATGAAATCAATGACGATTTACCTTTCTAATGGTGAAACCTTGGTCGACTTCATGTTGAAAATGACCAAGGACAAAATTACCAAGCGTTATAAGATGAAACATTTGGCCGAAGACATTGGCGTTTCGTATGCAATGCTTCATCGGTTTCTAAATAATAAACCAGTCGGACAAATATTTTTTGTTAAATGGTTCGATTTTTTTATAAATTAGCGAAATGTTTTGGGAAAAGGACGCGTATGCAATTGCAAAGAAGTTGACTAATAATCACGAATTGCATCGCGACCTTGTTTCTTTCGTGTTCATCTTATTGCATAAATATGAACTTGAAGCGAATGTCTTACCAAAGATGTTCGCTCGGTTCGCTTGGAATCAATGGAATTGGAAAGAATCGGCATTCAATAAAGAAATGCGCTTTCCTTCAAATGAACTTGGCGAAATGATCCAGGATGAATCCGAAGACCTTCCGAACAAATATCAAAACTTAATTAACACCTTTTTATCAACCAGGCCAAAAGACGATCAAGAATTGTTTATCAAAGAAGTTACGAAAATGCACCTTTACGGAATGACATATCGTGAAATTCGCGACAATACCGGAATTTGCTTGGACACAATTCACAAAACAATTAAAAAATTCAAATATGATCTATACAATTATAGCGGTGGCGATTGCGAGAGCGCTGCAAAGCTTTCAACTACCGAACATTAAACCGTTCAATTGTTTGTCTTGTCTTTCCTTTTGGACGGCGGTGGCAATTTATTCATTCGTTGACTATCGAATGATTCCATTAGCATTCGTTTCTTATTTATTGTCGGACTTAATTTTGATTTATGAAAGCAAGTAATGAACTACTTTACCAGGCGAATCAATATTCAAGGACGCGTTCATTTAGCTTGAACATGCAATTGAAGAATGAATTGGCGAAAATTTATCATGAACTTGGTCATGGAGTATTGAATAAGCATTGCGGAACATGCGTTCGGATTGCAATGGATCGCTTGAATTATGAATTGTTACGCGGCGACCTTCCGGCGCTTATTCAAAAGACGGATGTCAAATCAAAGGATGTCAAATCGCCTTTGCATTTTGTCGGAATAAAAATGGAAGCTTTCAATCCGGAAAAAATGAAATACCAAGAATTACGAAAGTTCGTAAAAAACAAAGGAATCAAAACGGAAAAGAATCCGACCTTTGATGACCTGATAAAATATTTGAAGGAATGAATTGGAATTGGGATATTATTACAATTTATCTTTCAATTCTTATGTTTTGCTTAATATCCTGGTGGATGTTTTTTAAATTTATTTTCTATTTATGCGCGTTCTAAATTTATCAACAATGGACTTCGCCAACATGGCGCACGAAAACGCGAATTCACTTCGCGCGGTCGGAGTTGATTGCGTTGATTGGTCGTTTCATCGTCACGTCTTCAATTATGAATCGCAATCAGAACAAAAGACAATGGCCGATGTTTTGAAACAATATAATAATTTCGATGTGATTCAAATCTTTCATTCGGACGCAAATATATTTCAAGCGGTTGCCAGTCATCCGAACAAGATAATATATCACACCGGGACAAGATACCGGAACAATAAACAACGATACGATTCTATATTCAAAGGACAACGAATTTTCACCGATCAATGTGAATTCTTATTACACAACAAAGATTTCACATATATTGCGCCGCATTTTACTTATGTTCAACCGCCGAAGATTAAACACAAAAGGAAATTGATTGTCGGTCACTTTCCTTCGAATCCAATCGTCAAAGGAACGGACAAGATTTATAAAATGATTCAACCCTTCAAGGAAAAGTTTGATTTCGTGATTAGCGAATCAAGAATGTCGCATCAAGATAATTTGAATCGAATCGCGAATTGTGACATTTACATCGAATTATTTTCGCCGCTTATGAATGGCAATCCTTACGGTTGTTTTGGAGTGACGGCATTCGAAGCGACGGCGCTTGGTTGTCTGGTTGTCACGAACAATGTCAATCAACAAGCTTACGAAGATAGTTACGGACAACACAATTTCGTTATTGCAAACGATGAAATAAAATTTCACAATATTTTTAACGTTCTTGAAATTGATAACTTTGAAATGATTCGCGAAAATTTTCACAATGGATTCATCGACAAACACAACATCAATGCTGCCGGAACAAGACTAAAAAATTTACTATTATGAATTATCCTTTGGTTTCAATTATTATTCCGTATCGGATCAATCGCGGTTATTTAAGCCAGGCGATTGAATCAATTCATGCGCAAAATTATCCAGGTGCAATCGAAATCATTCAGTCGAATCACGATGCCGGCGTTTCGTTCAATATCAATCGCGGAATCGAAAAGGCATCCGGTGAATTTATTAAATATCTTTGCGAAGACGATTGGTTGCCGGTTGATTCAATCAAAAATTCCGTCGAAGGAATTCAAGGTTATGACTTCATTCATGGCAAAGCTTACGGATATTTTCATCAAAGGAAAGTCGTTCCATACGAACCGCCGATTAAATATCCAACGCTTGAACAAAACGCAACGAAGAACGTTATTCATGGCGGTTCACTAATGTATCGGAAATTAGTATTCGAAAGAATCGGAATGTTCGATGAATCATTGGATTGCGCCGAAGAACTGGAAATGAATCTTCGATGTCTTCAAGCCGGAATGTCAATCGGTTACGTTGATAAATTTCTTTATTACTATCGAAGACACGAAGAACAAAAGTCACTTGGAAAAGGAGTGGATCAAAGCGTTCGACTTGTTAAAATTAATAATATATATAATCGTTTTCGAACAAGATAACATAATATAAAAAGGTATGTCGTATTCAAAAGAATATATTAAGAATCTTGAACTTTGGGCAATAGAATATATTGAAGAATGTTCATCGCATAAAAAAGAAACGCTTTCAAACAAAGGTGAAATCATTATGGTAATGGATAGACATATACCAACTATTGATTATTTTTTAAGGATTTGGATTCCGATAATTCGAAAGGAAAAAGGAATTGATCCTTCGACTTGGTATAATTGGTTGAACGGCGAAGATAAACTAAAATTCGAGACTATAAAAAAGATAGACGACCTTTTCAAAGGACTTGCATCCGACATCGTCGCCAATGAAGGCAAAGGAATATTCTACGCAAAGAATCGTTTGGGAATGCACGACCGCCAACAAATCGAAACGCGTACCGTTGACAAGTTCGATTTCGAATGACATTGATTCGCGGATACAAACCGCACGACAACCAACGCGCAATTCATTCGGCCATTAATTCGGGAACGGAAAAATATTTCGCTTTGAACATCGGACGCCAGTTCGGAAAAACTTTGCTTGGCATCAACCAATTATTGTATTGGTCAATCAACGATCCGGGTTGCACGATTGCATGGATCACGCCGGTATATAAGCAAGGGAAAAAAGTATTCGCCGAATTAGAAAAGGCGGTGGCGAAGTCCGGATTGTTTGAATTCAATAAGTCCGATTTGAGAATCACCGGGTTCGGTTCGTCGATTGAATTCTTTTCCGGTGAACGGCCGGATAATATCCGAGGTAATACATTCGATTACATGGTCATCGATGAAATGGCGTTCACTCGTCCGGAACTTTGGGACGAAGTATTATCGGCAACCGTTATGGTCAAGGGAAAAAAGATTATCTTTATTTCAACGCCGAAGGGAAAGAATCATTTTCACCGGTTATGCATGCAACCGAACTACGATGAAAGGTATCGTTACATCCATTACACGTCGTACGACAATCCAATGATTGACGCCAGGGAATTGGACGAAAGGAAACGTTCATTACCGGATCACATCTTTCGACAAGAATACTTGGCGGAATTTCTTGACAACGCTTCCGGTTTGTTTCGTAATGTCAAGGATTGCATCGGAACGGCCAACAAGACTAATCGCAATTATGCCGGACTTGATATCGGACGCGCGGATGACTATACGGTTCTAACTATCTTGAATGACAAAGGACAAATGATTCACGTTCAAAGGTGGCGTCACGATGAATGGTCAAAGATAATCGACAAGGTTGCCGAAGTGATTCGCCAATATCAAGCGGTCACCTTGGTCGAAGTTAACAATCAAGGCGACGTGTTCTTTGAAATGTTGCGGTCGTCTTGTCGCAACCTGGTGAATCCATTTACAACGACAAGCAAATCGAAACCGGTAATCATTGAAGACCTGGCGATGTCATTCGAACAAAAGTCAATATCGATAATTAATGAAACATGGCTTGTCGATGAATTGGAAAGTTTTACTTACATTTACAACGTTAACACCAGGAACGTTCAATATTCAGCGCCGAGCGGATTGCACGATGACGGCGTGATATCGCTGGCCTTGGCCGTTCATTGCTTGAAGAATTATAAACGAAAAGGAATATATCATGCAATCCGGACTTAACTACAAGCGAATGATTGTGCAACAATTTATCAAGGACAAGACTGGAAAGAATGTTTTGATTATCTTTAACAAACCGAACGAAATGCACCGCCATATGGCGATGCTTGATTATGCTTACCAAATCGCAAAAGAACACAATGATAAAATTAAACTTACCAAGGACAATAAGTGATTGCCGGCCGGATCAATTAACAAAGTGGATCATGCTTGCCGATGCAATGAAGGAACGCAAGGACGATGAATGGCTTGGAATGATTGAATTCCAATGTCAATTGCTTTCAATCTTTTCAGGCGTTCCGATTAACAAAATCAAACAAGGCAACATCGAAGACGTTCAAGAAGCTTCCGGCCAATTGCTTGACATGCTTTCCAATTACAAATCGGCCGATCCGGTTGGATTGGTTGAAATCGAAGGAAAGAAATATTATTTTTATAAAGACTTTCGTTTCATTACGACCGGTCAAATCATTGACTTGAAATTGATTGAAGACATTGCATCCGATCCATGCAAGGCGGTTGCGATTTGCTACATTGAAGAAGACATGGACTATTGTCAAGAAGATTCGAAAGGTCGGATAATCAATCCGAATGAAAATCGGTATAAGATATTCAAGCAACATTTTCCAGGCGATGAATTCTTAAATTTCTTCGGTTTTTTTTTGCGCGAATACGAGACGCGGAATCACGCTATATTGGCGATCCAACAATTGAGGATGATGAAGACACAACTCGAAATGGATCAACAATTACGAATAGCGAATGGTTCACTTGGACAACTATCTTACATCGATTATCAAAAGAGATGGGACAAGACGTGGAAAAAATTACGGCGCAACCTTATGTAAAATCTTTATTTTGGATGAATTACTTTAAATTAGTTGACGAACAAAAAAACATATTAAGTTAATGGCCGGCGAATTTGATTTTCTTGAAGGGTTCGGAATATCTTCGACCGATGTCGCGCAACCGGAAACCGTTTATGAACAATTTCTTTTGACGGTTGGCAACCAGGTGACAAAAGACTTGTCCGACTATATTAAAGCGAATGCAAATAATTCCGGCGGATTGGCCGCGTCGGTTGTTTATTTTCCGACCGGCGCATTGTCTTTTGAGATTCAAGCGGATGACTATTTTAAATTCCAGGATCAAGGCGTCAATTCGGTTGGTGCAAATAATCATGGCAGCCAATTTAGTTTTCGATATCCTGGCGTTTCACCGAGAATGGCGAACGCAATTCAACAAGCTTACGGCGTAACGTCGTCGCATGCTTACGCAATAAGTTACAATATCAAGCAACATGGAATCCGGCCGAAGAATATAATTGACAATGTTTTGAGCGAAGATGTTCTTGACCGCATCGCAAATGACCTGGCCGAAGTGACCGGTTTAATTTTTAGTATTAAATTTGACAAAGCAACACAAAGATAAATGGCAATAACAATCCAACAACAACCGCAACTTTTTTCAACGGCCGGCAATCCAATCGTTTGGACTTTCGAATCGGATCAAACCGCACAACCGAATTTTTGTTACATCGTTGAACTTTACGTTTTCGGAACGTTATATTCAACACATCAAGTTTTTCCACAATTCGGAATCTTGTCAAGGTTCAACGCGTCCGAAGCTTTGAAGTCATTCTTGTCATCGCCATTGATTGTCAACGGATCATTGACCACCGATTACAATACCGCAATTACGAACGCTTGGATTGTCGTTTCGGAAAAGTACGGAACACCGCCGGCAATTGGCGCATCGGCCACAACGGCAACGATGAAACCTTTTAATGCAGCTTTGCGACATCCGGATTTCATCAATTGGAATTATAATGATTACAATGTTGATTCAAACAATCCATTAACACCAGGCGTTAAATTCTTGACATCTTGGCCAAGGTCGCGCAAATATTTTTGTGGGTTGAATGAAAATATATTCCTTGGATTCATTTCGAACGATACTTCATTCAATGTTCGCTTTCGATTAAAGGACGCGGCTGGCGGAACAATTGCAAACGTTTTGACGGCCTTGACCTTAAATGATTTGACGGTCATTGATTGCAGTCCGGCAACGATTATCGCGAATACTTCAATAACCGCTTTGGACTTTGCCGCCGCCGCTTATTACGAAGTGATTGCGCGCGGAACTGGCCCTGGAATAAATAACGGATCTTCGGAAACGTTTCAAATTTACATTGACAACGAATGCCACCGCTATCCAACAAGGCGCTTGCATTGGTTGAATAAGTTCGGCGTTTGGGACTCGTTCACATTTACGCTTGTTTCAACCGAATCAACCAAGGTTGCCAGTTCAACATACGAAAGGGAATCCGGAATTTGGAGCGGAACGAATTATATTTATCCATTATACCAAGGCGAAATCACAACTTTTTCAAAACGCGCCGAAGATACAATGATTTTGAATTCGGATTGGATTTATGAAGACGTTCAACAATGGTTGGTTCGGGAATTATATGAATCGCCGAATGTTTATCTTGAAGCTTCGACCGGCGCATTCGAACCGGTGAACATTACCAATCAAGGTTATGACTTGAAGCAATCACGTAAGGACGGATTGATAATGGAAACCGTTGAAATAAAAAAGACTTATTCTTATAATTCACAATTAAATTAAATGGCTGGCGAATTATACATCAATTCAAGGTTGGTTGATATTGACCAATCGATTCCGTTTCCATTGACGTTCAACATTTCGGACATCAAAG